TTCCACCTGTAAGTGGTACGTATATATCTTGTGTCCATGATGATGTAGTTTGTGCTGTAGAACCACTATGTACATATTGTTCGTCTAACTCACCAATCGTTAATAAAGACCATGATGGTCCTGCGTCATAACCAGATATACCTAATACTCTAGTAACAAATAATTGATTTGATTGAGATAGGTAAGACCTAGCGATAAACGATGCTTCGTATTTAGGAATTTGTGACTCTGTAAACTTTTCTGGGTCTGTATCCCCAAATCTAGTTCTAAAGGAATCAAAAGAATCTATGAATATAGGTTCAAATGCTGGTCCTTTTTTAGTTTCTCCTACAACCCCTAAAGTTGTAACCCCTACGCTCTGTGCTACGAAGGTTAAATCTTTTTCCGCGGTGTATACACCGGGAGATACGAATACTTTTGAATTTTCTGCCATTTTAAACTATTTTAGTAATTTTATATTTTATTAAATAAATATTGATTTCAATTCCAAAAGTTTAGTTACTAAACAATATAATTATATATAGTAGGAATATTTTCTTACTTTCTTCTACCTTTAATAGATATGGAAATAAAA